CGGCAGCCTGGTAGATTACTCGTCATTCTCCGCCAGGCTGCTGTACTTTTTAAAGAGAGTGCTATGTCAAAAAAGAAAGATGAAAAGAAAGTTTATAAAAAACCATTATCATTCTGGGATTGGCTTGATGTTAAGTTAAAGGAATGGGTTATTAGATGATTAAAGGGCAATTCAAGCCTGGTGTTGATTGGATTGAAATAGAAGAAAGAATTAAAAATGGAGAAAGTATTTATCCTATCTCCAAAGATTACGATATCAGCCGACAAGCCATCGAGAAGAGAGCCAAGAAGAATGGATGGATTAAAACACAGAAGGTTGTAAGGATAGCCAGAGAGAACGCAAAGGTTGTCAATGGAGAGAAGAAGGTTGCAACGAGTTCTATTGCAACCATGCAACCTAAGAAGAAGCATATACAGAGATTCTTTAAGGATACTCCAGAAACAAAGGATGCAATTCTCGCTTTGCTTAAAGAAGGAAACCCTAAGATGATTGCTGCTCAGTGTGCAGGGGTGAGTTTGGATAGCTTAAATCGATGGGTGGAGAAGGATAGTGACTTTGCAATTTTGGTACGTCAAGCCGAGAGCGTGGCAGTGCAAGACCGGTTGCAAAATATCAAAAAAGCAGGAGATCGTGGTGATTGGAAAGCTGACTCATGGTATCTGGAACGAAC